TAACCTATATCACGCCAACCTCTTTTTAAATGCCATTTTTTGATCGTGTTTACACTTATTTCTTTACCTTCTTGTGTTGCAGAACAATGTACTATTAACTTTCTAATTTTTCGCATACACATTTAGATTTTAAACTTTCCAATTTTCCATTCCACCAATTATGAAATCTACATTTTAAATTTTCTAACCAGTTTGCTAATTTTCTTAAACCTTTTATCATTATTTTATTTTTATATTATTCCTGCTACCCTGTCTGACAATGTTAACGTGTTAGATGAAGCACTACCTGCTACGCCACCAGTTGTTGACGCATTTGGAATTGTCAATGTACCAGATTGTTCTGTTGCATCTTCTCCCATTCTATACCAACCTACTAAGTTACCTTGTGTACTTGTGTAACTATTAAGGTTTAAATCACTACTATTATTAAAAGCACCTTGCAGTTTCAGTATATCACTATCTAACCAACCACCAACACTAAAACTTACTTCATCTATTATACCTGCAAATTCACTACCTTGTGTTGGGTTTGTTTCGCTTGTGTTTCCTATACAAAAATCTTGTGTCGGATATGGAATTGATACAGGACTAAATTGTCTAAACTTACTATTTTGTTTCACAACTCCGTTTGCTTGAGATACTATTAATTTTTGTTGGTAACCAGTATCTGCATTTGGAATTAATCTTGCTACAACACAAAATGTTTGCCCATTAATAGTAGACGTATCAGATAAAGTCACATCTACTCTACAAGCTGATTGTGTTTCTCCTATACCTTTAACAAAAAAAGTAAATCTTGGAGAACCACTACTTGTTTTTCGCATATACAAACTATAACCTTTTCCATTAGCAGTACTACTAATAGAACTTGACATATCTACTATACATTTTTGATTATATGAACCAGACGTAGTACTTTGATCTGGTCGAACAAATGCTGTAATAGTGAAACCTGTGTCTGGCTGAGGTTTAAAAAACGAAGGCGAACCTTGTACTAATACCTCAGCAGGTGCTAGTCCGTCAAAATTCATTGCAAAGAAACTACTATAATCTGTTGCCCCTGCACAACTAGAAAAGTCAAAATTGATTGTTTCCTTATTACTATCCTCTCCAAACCACGTACTACAATATATTTCTCCGTATCCCATACCTATTTATTTTTTTTTTCGTTATTCATTATATACCACCTGTGTATTGTATACCCCAGAGTTGCTAATAATACTAATACTTTTAATACCAATTCTATTTCCGTTAGCGATATTCCTAACGCTCCAAAGTTCAAGCCGTATAATTTCAAATCTTCTATTTTCATTTTATTATTGATTTTCAAACAAAAATGTAATTGCTAACTCCCCATTATTTGGAAGTACTGTTCCTGTTTCTTGACCTACACAAGCAATTATATCTCCTGCATTAACATTAATCGGCGTTGTTAAAGTAATCACTCGATGTGGAAACGAAGCATCATCGTTAGTGTCAATATGGAACAATGTACCTAAAGTAGTATAATTTGCAATTTGTGATGATTGACCTGCTGACAATTTACGAAGTGAAAATTCAACTTTTTCACTACCTGTTAAATTTAATGCATTTTGTCCTAGCCAAACTAAACCAACTTTAACTAATTTAAGATCTTGCAACATTATTATTGCAGGAACTTGACCTTCTGGAGTAGCGTTTGATGTCCATTCCATATAATCATATCCACCACTTCCTTGACTAGCCAGATTATTGACCATTCCAGTTAACGTTACATTATTACCACTATTACGACTTACATAATCTACAATAGCAGCACTTGTTGCTAACGAGGTGTCATTATCATTGTTGTCTATTTGTTCTGCCTCTGTTACAAATTTGTCTATTGCTGGAGTTCCATTACTATCCGTTATTCTGTTTATCGAAAGTGTTTGAGTGCAATTAACATTGGCATCAAACGTAGAAGGACTGTCTTGTGTAAGTTCTCCAGTTATTTGAATTTCTCCATTTATATAAGTTTCTCCATTTGCACGTAAGTCACTATCAAAAAATGCTTCACCGTCAACCTGCAATGATGCATTTAAACTAGTTTCGCCAAATACAGTTAAATCACTATCACTTTCTATACCATTACCTGCACGTCCAATTTTTAATGCACTATCGTTACCTAGTCCGTCTTGTATGTATACAGTACCAATAGAAGGTATACCTTGAGTACTATCTTGTGTTTTTAACAAGCCGTCATACGTGTCCTTAATTTTTTGTCCTGTAAGTGTTGCCATATTTTTCTATTTTTTTTAAAAATCTTTTTAGTAACTCTATATTTTTTGCTTTTGGTTTACTTTTACGTTTCATAATTTCTACTGCGTTATTTCCAAAGTGTCCTATCATAATACCCAACCTGTAAAATCTGCTGTTGTGTCTGGATACATATCTTCTTGATTATTACTATTGTACTCTGGAAACTTTTGCATATTGTTTTGTATAAAATCTAAAAACCTACGTGTAAAAAATTGTGCGAATTGCCTGTGCTTATCAATCAAAACATCTACCTCTGCTTTTTCTGGTATTTCGCCATTTTCACTCGTACTTTTGTATACACCTTTGTTCTGTATCTGATATGATGCAAACGGAATGTAATCTACCATTGCATAGTGTATAAGCATATCCTTTACGTAATCATTTACTAAATTATAGTAATCTGGATTGTCAACGTTATTTAACGTACCTGCAATAATCATTTGCTGTATCGCTTCTAACAAAGACGTACCTAAATAATTTTGTATATGAATTTCTTGTGCTATACGTATAAACTGAATAAATTTATTCGTGTCTACGTTGCCGTCTACTATTGTATTTTTTACGAGGTCTGCCCTGCTAATTAATAACGCTGTTGCCATATTCTACTTTTACTTTTTACTTGGGTATCTACCCCTGTCCGACCTATCCTTCTCAACTCTACCTGCCCTTTGAGAACCTCTTGGCTTTGCTTTGTACGTTTTTGGTATATCTGTTGTTTTTACATAGTCGTTAAGATCTTGTGTCTGTTCTATATACTTACCATTTGTTTTTTTCTTTAACCTGTACAATACCTGTTCCCAATAATGCCCACAATTAACTCCACCTTTAAACTTAAACAGGTCGTAAGGTTTTTGCTTATGTCCAAATTTTCTGTTAACACCTTTACGTGATGCTTGGTCAATATCTTCTAACCTGTATACTTGGTTACGAGCCATCATCGCTCTACAAAATTTACGTGATTTACTAGAACTATATTTTTCTGCATACCTGTAACGTATTTTGTAAAATGATTTATCTAAATATGAAAAACCAGATTTCTTACTACTAATAACATCAGCAAGTAATTGCATAGGGTTTTTCTTGGCTTCTATATGCTCAGACGCCCACTCTTCATCACTACTATTTTTGTGATCGTGTTCACGTGCTGTAACAAACTCCCAATCGTTGTCTACAATGTCTGGCTTAAGGTTAGTAAGTATATCTAGATACTCAGCGTCACTTAAATCAATTTCGCCTTTGTCTTCTTTACTAAGTTTGGCTAGTTGCTGTTGTACACCTTCCTCAATTTTTTCGCCTGTCTCTTCTTCTCTTTGTTCATCTGTTACTACATTTTCTAAGTCAATAAACTCTAACGGCTGTAACGTTTTGAAATATAGATTTAAACTAATTTGATTGAATGCTAGTATTTGCTCAAATGCATCAATTAATAAATTTTGCAAAGGACGTATTACTAAGTTATCCATTAACGTACTAGCAGTTTTTAATTCTTCTGCATTGTTACCTAAACCTGTCTGGTCTTTGATACCTAATAGCATAGGACTAACTACCCTATGAGACACCATAATTTTTTTCATACTTTCATCACTAAGAAACTGGTACTGATTATGTGCATCACTTAATTGTACTGGTACTATTTCGGCTGCACTTTCTTGATTTTCATTAAACGATAATATAAACTTACCTGCATTACTAGTACCACTAAACTTAGATACAATACGTTGTTCTATGTTTGCTCTTTCCTCTTCATTCGGAACACCATTGTTAAAATTAATTAACATACTCGGTGCTAGTCCGTTCATAATATTGTTTAAGTGATAGTTACTTATTTCCTCTTCTAACTCTGCATATTGTAGTCCACCTTGATAATCAACAGGACTAAAATAGTAATGTCCTGCTACGTATGGTCTTACGTATAGTATTTCAATCGGCTCTTTGGACGTTCCAAAAGCAGGTATACGCTTGTGTTCTTGATTTGGTTTTGCCTTAGACCAATCTGCACAATAATAAAACCCTTTGATTTCTCCGTCTTCATCTGTCTTTTCCATTGCTAATGTCTCTACTGGCAAGTGTTCAACCTGTGCT